GTGATCTATGAGTTCGATGGAGGCCGCAGGCGCTTTCGTGCGCCGAAAAATCCGTACGCCTAACCCTGGGAGGGGATATGGAAGACATCATCATCGATACGGTTCACGACGAGCCCGACTTCAGCGACTGGAAGAGCGCGCCCAACGCGTTCTACTTCCACGTCGAGGACGGCGAGCCATGCGTCTGCAACTCCTGCCTGGCTGCAGTAGCGGCCTACGGTTACAGAGCGATGCGGATCGAAATCCGTGGCTGACAAGATAGGTCTATTCCGCGACCCCGGCGTCAGCGAGCGCGCGGTCCAAGATCAATACCAAGAGCTGCCCGCATCTATCCGCGCCATCTACTCGCAGCTTGAGTACGCGTGGCTATCTGACGCCGAGAAGGCGGACCTGATTCGCTACTGCACAGAACCGGAGTGCTGAATGAGCTTCGTCCTCGAATGGATTCTGGAGGCATCGCGCCTGCTCGCAGAGGCCAAGCGGGACGACATTGCGCCGCGCAAACACAGCGACATCTGGCACGCACGCGTCGACAAGCTGCTCAAGCCGATCGATATACCCAAGGTGAACGAATGATCCTACTGAACAACGTACAAGCCGAGGCCTTGGAGATCAACCTCGCCAAAGAGACGGGCGAGATTCTCCATGCCGCGTACCCCGGCAACCTCTGGCAGGTCACTGTCGAAGGCCCGCGCGTAATGGTGCGCAACCTCGCGCTCGCTGGCCGCTGGGGATACGTTCGCTATATCCCGTCGATCTACAGCGCGAGCGACTGGAAGAGGCAGACCATCAAGGACGGCGGCGAGCTGATGGAGCGCTTCAATCTCAGCCGCAAGCCGAAGAGTCTCTTAGACACGCTCTTGGAGGCGTTTCATCTGCCGACCGACCGCGCCGGCAATCACATCGCGAGCGTGTAATGAGCGCGTTCAACGGCAAAAACTCGGACTGGTTGACGATTACCCAGCAGGCGTTTCGTGACGGTCGCAACTACTTCGACGCCGGCATTCGCCGCGAGATCGAGCGCGACGTGCGCCAGTTCCAGGGACAGCACGCGCACGACTCCAAGTACCTGACCGACGCCTACCGTGCGCGGTCCAAGTTCTTCCGCCCGAAGACTCGCGGCGTGATCCGCAAGAACGAAGCAGTGGCTGCTGCCGCGTTCTTTTCCAACACCGACGTGGTGGAGATCACTCCGTGGGATGACTCCAGTAATTTGCAGCGCGCCTCGGCCTCGATGCTCAAGGAGATGCTGAACCTGCGGCTGCGCCGCACGATCCCCTGGTTCCAGACATCCATCGGCGCGTACCAGGAAGCGATGGTGGCTGGACAGGTCGCCGCGCACGTCTACTGGAAGACCGACGCCAAGAAGCAGATCGACGAACCGTGCATCGACCTGATCCCCATCGAGAACCTAGTGATCTCGCCGAGTTCGTCATGGGTCGACCCGATCAACACCAGCCCGTACTTGATCCACATGATCCCGATGTGCGTCAAGGACGTGCAGGCGCGGATGAAGGGTGATGTCAACGGCGACGAAAAGCCGAGGTGGAAAAAGCTCGAAGACGCGCAGATTCTGAGCGCGGTTCGCGGCTACAGCGATTCGATCCGGCTCGCGCGTGAGCACGGACGCCCCGATTCCCAATCACAGTCAGCGACGCTCACCCCGTACCAGCTCGTATGGGTCTACAAGTGCATCGCCGATGTCGATGGCGTCGACTACTCCTGGTACACGCTGGCCGACGTAGGGCTGCTCTCCGATGGCATCCCGCTGAGCAAGGTGTGCTGGCACGGCCTGCGCCCTTACGTGATCGGCGAGTGCGTGGTCGAGGCCCACAAGATTTACAAGCCAGGCGTCGCGCGGCTCACCCGCGAGATGCAGAGCGAGTTGAACGAGAACGTCAACCAGCGCAGCGACAACGTCAAGTTCGCGATGAACAAGCGCTACTGGGTCAAGCGCGGCGCGAACGTCGACATCCGCGCGCTCACCCGCAACGTCCCGAGCGGCGTGACGTTCATGAACAAGCCGAACGGCACCGACGCCGACGCGTACGTGGTAGAGACGAAGGATGTCACCCAGTCCGCGTACGAGGAGCAGGACCGCATCGAGCAGGGCTTCGACGAGATCGCCGGCAGCTTCACCCCCGGTGCCAACGCCGACCGCAACGATCTCTCGAACAAGGTAGGCGGTGCCGAGCTACTAACCGACGACAAGCATCTGCTCCAGGGCTACCAGCTCCGCACCTTTACCGAGACGTTCATCGAGCCAGTGCTCTACCAGCTCATGCGTCTGGAGCAGCACTACGAAACCGACGAAGACATCCTCCAGCTCTGCGCGCAGAAGGCCGACATCGCCGAGCACGGCATCAACTCCGTTGATGGCCCGCTGCTGATGCAGGAGCTGGCTCTCGCGGTCCATGTTGGCATCGGCGCAACGTCGCCTCGCCAGCAGCTCGACAACTTCATCTTCGCCCTGCACTCCATCAAGGAGCTGTGCGAGGGCGGCGCTCTGCAGCAGATCGGCCTCGATCTCGAAGAGTTCATCAACGAGATATTCGGCAAGCTCGGGTACAAGTCTGGCGAGCGCTTTTTCCGCTGGGACGAGCAAGACCCGAATGTGCTCGCGCTGCAGAACCAAGTCCAGCAGCTCCAGCAGGAGCTATCGAACAAGAAAGACCCGCCGGAGATCGTGGCTCAGAAGGTCGAGCTGCTCAAGGCACAAGTGAAGAAGACCCTCGCCGATGCGTTCAACGTCAACGTGGAAGGCCTGTTTGGTTCGACGCAAGCGGCGGAAGTCATCGCCGCCGTGCCAGCTGTCGCTCCTGTTGCCGATACCCTCGCGAAGGCGGCTGGGTACGAGGTACCGAATCCTCCGGGGGTTGATCCGAGCATCCAACAAGGATCGCCGGCAGCGACCGATCCCCAATCCGCTTCTGCGCAATCTGGTGCCGCGCCTGCGGGCGATGCCGCTGCTGCGGGTGCTGCGTCTGGCTTGCAAGTCCAGCCGGTACAGAATCACCGCACTGGCGTTCAATTCACGCCTGGAGGAGGAACGGCTCAACCGGCGCTCCCGCCAGGGATGCCGCACAACACGCACCCGACATTCCCAGCACATGCGGATGTAGGCGCGCACAAGGGAATAGAGGGAGGCAAGTAAGGTGAGCACGCCAGGGGGGATGGAAGCATTCAAGGACAGCGCCACGCCGGAGCAAGTGCGCTTGCGCGAGCTGGACATGCAGAACCTGCGCGGAGTCATCGCGTGGGGCATGGAAGTCGATAGCTTCCTTCACGGTCACGTCGGCCGGCGACTTGCTGACACAGCCGAGGAGCGCATCGCGAACTACCGCGCCGACCTGGAGAGCGTCGACCCGACAGACTTCAAAGCCGTGATGGCGATCCAGATGGAGATCAAGGCGATTCGCAACGCATTCAACTGGATGAAAGAGATCGTGGACGAGGGGCTTGAAGCACAGCGCCTCGCGCAAGAGCAGGGTTCAGTAGATTAGGGTATCGAGAGGTGCTGTAGAGAGCCTCGGCCCTAACAACCGGGAACGTCGCGAGACGTACCCACCCGGAGGGGATAGTTTGGCGCAAGCCTGAGACTGTGATTTCCCCTCCGGTCCTTTATGGAGACGACGACATGAGCGCTACCCCAGAAAAACGGGGCGTGCATCCTGATCCGCTTCAGCGTGAAGACGCTGCAGCGAAGATGGCTGCCGCTCCCATCAAGGAACTGAAAGACCTCCCCGCAGATCACCCGTTCGCACGGCGCGCGGAAATCCTCTCGCAGATCGAGGACGCGCACCTCAAGTCCGAAGGTGTCGACGCCTCTCAGTTCAAGGTGATCGAGGACGGCGGCGACGGAGTCACATCGAACCAGCTCGAAGACGCTGAGATCAAGGCACCACCGATCAGCGATTTCACTGATCCGCCCAAGGCGCAAGCCAAACCAGAACAGAAGGAGGAGTCAGCCAAGGATGACGCTGCGGCGCAAACCACCGCGAGCGAAGAGCACGTCCTGTCGGTCGACGACCTGAAGAAGTACAAGGTCAAGACCGTGATCGATGGCGAAGAGCAGATTATCGACGCCACCAAGGTGCTCGGTCAGTATCAGAAGGGCGCGGCAGCCGACGTACGGCTCGCCGAAGCCACGAAGCTGCAACGCGAAGCGAAGGCAGCTTACGAGAAGGCACAGAAAGACGCGCAGCAGGCGCTGTCGCACGCATCGACGCCATCCGCATCAGCGGACGCGCAGACGCTGGCTGACAATGCCAAGGCCGCGCAATCGAAGTTCATGGAAGCGTCCGAAGCCATCTACGATGGAGACAAGGACAAAGCCGCCAAGCTATTCAGCGAAGCGGTCGCATTAGCGCAAACACCGGCATCGGAAAGACGTGGCGAAGCCACCATCGACAACGAAGCCCTTGTTTCTCGCGTGTCACAGCAAGTCGAGCAGAAGCTCACCGAGAAGGCTGCATTGGATAAGTTGTTCACCGACTATCCCGAGATCAAGAAGCACAAGGCATTCGGCCTTGTCGCAGACGAATACGTCAACGCGTTCATCTCCCAAGGTGACAGCGTTGCGGATGCGATTGCGAAGGCTGGAGCGGCAATGGACGAGGAGTTCGGTTTCATCAAGGCCCGTCCGCAACCCGCAGCGCCTGTCACTGATAAGGGCCGTCAACTGAAGACAACTGCTCCGACCACCATTCAGGCGAAGGCTGATGCAAAGAAAGAGCTGGACGAAGTCCCGTCCGCTCACGCGCGTTCCACTTCAACGGTTGCTCCCGAGCCAACGGCACAGGACACCATCGCCGAGATGGCGAAGGCAAGACCAGGAGCGCGAGTCATCTAACTTCGTAGTACATCACTGTCGTGAGACAGAGAAAGAGAGAGCAACATGGCCGGTCAGTTATGGTCAACCAGCTCCCTCGGTGGATACCTCTTCAGCCCTCCGCTGTCGAAGGTTCTGCGTTTCGCGGTGCAGCCGCTGGTGAAGTATCGCCAGTTCGCCGACATCAAAGACGCGGCCACGCAAGGGAAACAGAAGGGCGACATCATGCACTGGAACCGTTTTTCGGACGTGCAGACAGCAGGCACGGTTCTGAATGAAACGGATACGGTGCCTGTCACCAACTTCGTCATCACCCAAGGCACGATGACCATCACGGAATACGCGAACAGCGTTCCGTACACCGGGAAGCTCGACGACTTGAGCGAGCAGCCGGTGAAAGAGATCATCTCCAAAGTGCTGAAGAACGACGCGAAGAAGGCGCTGGACACGGCAGCCTTCAAGGAGTTCGACAAGGCTCCTCTGCGCTTCGTTGGCACCGCCTCTGGCGTTGGCGTTCTCACCACCAACGGCACCGCGACCGCAGCGAACAACAGCAACCTGTTCGCCGCGTCGGTGAAGGTCATCAACGACACGATGAAGGAGCGCAACATTCCTCCGTTCGTGGGCGATGACTACATCTGCATCGCGAAGCCGAGCACCCTCCGTCCTCTGAAGAACGACCTCGAAGCGATCTACCGCTACGTCGAACCGGGCTTCCAGATGATCATCAACGGTGAAATCGGTCGTTACGAGAACACGCGTTTTGTGGAGCAGACGAACATCGCTGCTACCGGAACGTGGTCCACTCACTCTGCATCGAGTGACGCGTTCTTCTTCGGCCAGGACACCGTTGCCGAGGGCATCGCAGTTCCCGAAGAAATGCGCGGCGCGATCCCGACCGACTTCGGTCGCTCGCGCGGTATCGCGTGGTACTACCTGGGCGGCTTCGGCCTCACCCACCCGTACTCCGCGTCCGACACCGCTTCCAAGGATGCTCGCATCCTGAAGTGGGACAGCGCGGCCTAACCGGGCCTCTTCACCCGTAGCACCCGAGGGAGCTTCGGCTCCCTCACCTTTTTCCAGGTGACGCATGAAGAAAGACGACACGCAAACCCCGCACGCCGTGGGTATCGAAGAAACCGCCGGTTCGGAGGTTTCGCAAGACAGGCTCACTCCATGCGGCATCAGCAATGTGCCAACCGATGATGTGCTCAGAACGGCTGGCGAGCTGAAGGAAATAGAAGTCGCGGGCCTCATGGCCGACGCCGGATACCTCGGCGAAGACCGCGCAGCGCTCGCTCCCGAGAAGGGATTCAGCGACGTTCCTGCCGATGGTTACCCGCAAGACACCTCAGTTGCTTCGAGCGACCCGCTGCAAGGCGAAGTCACCGACGGCGAGGTGCTCAATGGCGGGTTCCTCGGTCGTTACAACAACCTCCGCGTTCGATAAGGAGCCACACATGGCACTGAATGTTCCGAAAGACAACGGCAAAGTGACCGGAACTGGTCACGACCAGGGCAAGGGCAGCCTCACGATTCCGCCCAACGACGGCGACGTGATCCGCGACTACGGTGCGCCAGTCGGCGACGTGCGCGGTGAGGACGTTGGCTCGCTGCGCGATGCCGGCTCGGATACGGGCAAGGAGTTCGCGTGGCTGGAAGGCCGCAGCCTCGACAAGGATGCAACCAACTCGCTCGGCTCCATCGCGGGCGACTGCAAGAGCGACGCGATGTTCGACAAGTTCGCCTCGGACGTTCGCGAGTCGAAGTCGGAAGCAGCTGAATCTGTTTCTGGCCGCGATCTCATCGAGGGCGGCGCGAAGTCTGACCCGCAGGCGAAGGAGTTGGCGGACGAGCAAGCTCTCGGACCCGGCGCTCCCAAGTCCACCTCTGACGACGAGTAACACCACACAGGAGGAGTCATGGCGACACTCAACAAAGGCAAGCCGTACGGTATTTCCTGCGGCGATCAGACGCACGCGTTCGTGCAGGACGGCAAGCGCTTCAACTCTGCCGGCCAAGAAGTCGATGAGAAGGGCAGGGTCGTTGTCTCGAAGACCGTGGTAACGCCTCCGAAGGAGGCGGCCAAGGGCGTCAACGACGAACAGCTCAAGGACTGACATGCTTCATCCCCAGGGAGGGCCGGAAGAGCTATTGCGCTTCCGGTGGGACATCGTACGTTACACGCGCGGCGCAGGCATCGAAATCGGGCTCGGGCCTCACAAGGCCTTCGCCCATTTCATTGGCGTGCGTCTGAAGTCGGACCAAGCCAACCCGGATTTCGAGGTGGGGTCGTGGGACGAACTGTCGTCGCACATCGACGGCGCGAAGCTCGACTTCGTCTTCGTGTGGGGAGACATCCGCTTCCCCGAGGTGCGCGTTGCCGCGTTCCCGCTGCTCAAAGAGGGCGGGTACTTCGTGGACGCAAGCAGCGACATCCTTATCGTGCACCGCAAGGTCGATGACGAGCTGGCTGTCGTTGACCAGCGCGTCTGCATCGACAAACGCAAAACCGCCGCCGTCGTGCGCTACGGCGCAATCGGCGACGCGATCCAAACCGCCGCGATCTGCGCGGGCCTGAAGCGCGAGGGATACCACGTCACGCTCTTCTGCCATCCCGTGGGCGAGGAGCTGCTGCGCCACGATCCCAACGTGGACGATTTCTTCATCCAGGATCGCGACCAAGTCCCCAATGGGGAGCTGGCCGACTACTGGAAGTACCAGTCGGCGAAGTACGACAAGTGGGTCAACCTGTGCGAGTCGGTCGAGGGCACGCTGCTCGCATTCCCGGGCCGCGCGAACCACGGCTGGCCGAAAGACGTTCGGCACAAGTACATGAACCGCAACTACCTGGAGTTCATGCATGAGATCGCCGAGCTGCCGTTCAAGCCCGACTACCAGTTCTACGCGACCGCCGATGAGGCGGCGCAGGCCAAGGCCGCGATGTCCCCAGGCTACAACGTAGTGTGGGTGCTCTCCGGCTCGTCTGTCCACAAGATGTACCCGCACACCGACAACGTGGTGGGTCAGATTCTCTCCGAAATTCCAGGCTCCCACGTCTACTTCGTGGGGTCCGACGTGGACTCGGTGCTCGAAGCCGGCTGGGAGAAGGAACTGCGCGTTCACCGCCTGTGCGGCCAGCTCGACATCAGGCAGAGCATCGCGCTGGCGCAGCACGCGCAACTGGTCGTTGGACCAGAGACTGGCGTGCTCAACGCCGTGGCGTTTCAACCTAACGCCAAGATCGTGTTCCTTTCTCACAGTAGTTCCGAAAATCTAACGAGAGATTGGAACAACACCGAGGCGCTCGCGAGCGAGGACACACCTTGCTACCCGTGCCACAGATTACATGAGACGCGCGAGTTCTGCCCGCGCATGGAAGACGGCGCGGCGCGCTGTCAATCCGAGCTGCACCCGGCCGCCGTATGGAGAGCTGTGCAGCGAGCACACACAGGTTGGGACACCGTGAATAGGATTCTTCGCCCATGACGCTTCAGGAACTGATCAACCTCGCTCGCGAAGCTACCGACGACAGCTCGTCGCTGCCACTGTGGAGCGACACGCTGCTGACCGCCTACGCCAACGAGGCGCAGCTCGAAGCCGCTCGTCGTGCGCGCCTGTTCAAGGACTCATCGACCGACGCGATCTGCAAGTACGCCGTCCACGCTGACGATCAGAAGATCGACCTCGACTCGCGCATCATCCAGGTGCGTCAAGTGTTCCTAGATTCGCAAGACTTGCCGCTGCAACGCGTCCATAAGGTCGACATCGACAAGGCCCGCACGAAGTGGGATCGCGGCGGCACCGTAGGCGACGACATCACTCACTTCATTCCCGATCGCGACACCGGACAGGTTTGGTTCAATGCCCCGTTCCAGG